CATGACTACGCCAATTTCGTCTCGGTGCATTTGGAACCCATCTGGCAGCAGGCCGCAGCGGCCGGCGCGGCCGCCATCCAGGCCCAGGCGACCGGCGGCTGGGTATTCGACGCCATGGCCGACGGGATCACGTCCTGGGTCAAGGCCCACGGCGCCGAATGGATCACCGCCATCGACGACGACAACCGCGCCGCCATCCAGGCGTTGATCGGCGCCGGAACCACCGGACAGTACACCGTTGACGAACTCTCCCGGGCCATCCGGCCATTGATCGGGCTCACGAAGCCGCAGGCCACCGCGAACCTGAAATATTACACGTCGGTCAGGGACAACCTGCTGACCAACAACCCCAACATGAAGAAGGAGACGGCGGAGAAGCGGGCCAAGGAGGCGGCCATGAAGTACGCAGCCAAACAGCACCGCTACCGCGCGTATACCATCGCCACCACCGAGAACGCCTTCGCGTACAATTTCGGCTACACCGAGTACATCCGGCAGGCCCAGGCCGCCGGGTACATGGGAGACGGCCACCTGGTCGTCGATACCGCCGTGGACGATGACGTCTGCTCGGTTTGTTCGGCGTTGGAGGGCAAGGAGATCGCCATAGATCAGCCCTTCCAGGGCAAGGCCCTCTTTGCCGGCCAGACCATGATCCCCCCATTCCACCCCCGCTGCCGGTGCGCCACCCATTTCGAGGAGACCACCGCCCCCGTGTTCATGCCGACACAGGCCGCGCAGACGGCCCAGAACGGCCTCCAAACGTGGGCGGGTCAAACTGCCCAGGGAGCGGCGCAAAACGCCGCCACGGCGGTCGCAGGCACGTCACAGGCCGCCATCCCGTCGTCCATTGGAATCCCCAACGGCATGACGTACAACAAGACCCTTTCCCTGGGCAACACCGGCCACATGGAGAGTTGGAGCGACGCCGACGGGAACGAGTGGTATTTTAAGCCCGCGGAGATCAAGGGCGGCGGCAAGGCGGAGCCGTTCCGGGCATACGTCCAGGAAGCCGGCTACAAGGTGCAGACCATCATCGACCCCGACACGGCCGTGGAGGTCGGCGTGGGGGATTTGAACGGCACCTTCGGCGCATTTCAGAAAAAGGTCGAGAGCGCCGGAGGCATCGACCTGGAGGCGTGGCAGTTTGGCAGCGCCACCGACCTGGGGGCCGACGTGACCGCCCAGATACAGCGGGAGCATGTCACCGACTGGCTGCTGGGCAATTTCGACGCCCACGGTGAAAATTTCATCACCGACACCTCCGGCCGGATCATCGGCATCGACAAGGAGCAATCCTTCCGGTACATCAAGGACGCGGCCAGCGGGAAAATGTCGTACACGTACCACCCCAACAGCGTCTACAAAGAGACGGAGCCCATTTATAACACCGTTTACCGGCGTTTCGCCAAGGGTGAGATCGACCTGGATTTGCAGGACACCCTAACGTACATCAAGCGGGTGGAGAGCATTTCAGACACCGAATACCGGGAGATTTTCCGGGATTACGCGGAAAGCCTCTGCGGCAAAGGTCAGGCCGCGGAGGATCTGCTGGACACCATCGTCGAGCGCAAGAGCACCCTGCGGGAGACGTACCGGACATTTTACAGCGAACTGCTCACGGAGCGGACGGGCAAGACCGTCCAATTCGTCTGGGCGGACGAAGCCGCAGCCGTGGCCCAGCAGCCCCTGGCGGCCATCCAGCAGACGGCCGCATCGGTGCAGGGCATGAGCATCGCAGACCTAAAGGCCATCGCCAAAAACAAGGGGATCGCCTATTACAACAACATGAACAAGACGCAGCTGGTCACGGCCATCACAGACCCGACGCAGGCGGCGGCCATGTCCAACCAGGTCAAGACCCGGCTGGCGGCCAACGCGGCGGCCAGAAAGGCAACGGCCACCACCCCAGCCACGACGACCATGCCGAAAGGCGTGACGGCGGCCAGCGACGTCTTTGCAGACCTCTCCAAAGTCCCGGCCACCAAGTCGGGCATCCCGGTCGCATCCGACCGCGGCGCCGTCGAGGGCTTGAACCTGACCGCCCGGCGCATGAACATCGACGGGACGGAGTATTACGAGATCAGCGGCAAGCTGACAGAAAAAAAGTGGTCGGAGACCTGGAACGCCATCAAGTCCCGCAGCACCATCGACCGGCTGGATTTCGAGGAGAGCGACCCAAATTTCGCGTTGTTCTCCAAGTCCACCATCGACCTGAAGGGCAGCGTGGAGATCAGAACGCGCAAGGTCACGGACGGGCAGAACACCTTCGAGTTGTACGTCCACAACGGCAGCGAACAGCAGCGCAGCTGGCAAGGGTTTTTCCGGGCCCGCGTCCCGGTCAGCGCCGACGGCGCCCTGGACGCCGCGGAAATGTCCCGGACGTTAAAGGGCGTGGGGCTGGATGACCTGCTGGCCACGCCGACAGCGGAGGCGGAGCGGAACATGGTCAAAAGCCGCCTCATTTGGCAGAACGCCCCGGCCAGGGTCAGCGAATTGGACGGATTGACAGGAACCGCCCTGACCGATAAAATGGACGATATACTGCGGGACATCGGCATCAGCGACAGCCGGATCGCCGGCGTGGAGTTGCGAAAGGTTTGCGACGGGTACGCCACCTATTACGACCCGGAACAGGCTGCAGCCATGAAGAAAGCCGGCGCCGATTATGTCTGGGCCGGCGTCCGGCGCTCCGACCGCGTCGTCGGGATCGTCAAGTCCGGCGGCATGAAGTCCACAAACAACCGTTGTTTCACGGGAATCAAAATGACCGGGGCCAGCCCGGAGGCGGACATGGGAACCGGCGGCGCCGATAACGTATTCACCCGCCTGGGCGTCAGCGGGAGCAAGCGGCCATTCAACGACAGCTTCTGCGGCGGCCCGTATCGGATCATCGTGGACGGTGCGGAGTTGGGCCGGACGGATTGGTACGCATACGACCACGACAACTATGGCACATCAGACCCGGCGGAACTGGCCGGCCGCATGGCGGCCACGGATTTCGCCGCAGCCATGAAAAACAGATACCGCAGCGGCAACGAGGTCATGTTCCGGCAGGGCATCCCGACGTCGTCCTTCACCGGTATTTTGTGCCAGGACACCGCGGACAGGTCGGAACTGATCAAAAAATTCAAGGCGGAGGGGATTACCGAGATCAACGGCATCCCCCTGGCCCAATTCGTAAAGGTGGGAAAGACACAATGAACAGGCGCACAACGTACACGATCACCTGGCCCGGGAAGAAAAAGCCCGTCGGGCTGGCGTTAAATTGCCACATGAAGGGCGGCTGCCTCCGGTATTACGACACCGTCAGGGGCCACGAAATCGAGGGCAAGATCACCGAGGACGGCGACGACGCCTTCGTGTTTGAATCCGCCGGGTTTATGCCGGGGCCGTGGAAATTCCAGGCTCTGACCATCGAGGACTTCCGCCGGTACATGGGGCGGCGGGTGGAGAACGGGCACATCATCGCCCAGGCCATCAAGACCACCGCCGACCTGCAGGAATGGTATAGAAAGCAGTACGGAGAGGAAGCCGGGCTTTTATACCCGGACGTCCTGGACAATTAGACACCGCCAAAATGCGGGGCCAAATGCGGCCCCGCATTTATTTTCCACATGGAGGGGAAAAGAAAATGTTTTCGTTTGCATCCATACAGCCGGAGGCCGTGAGGAAGCAGCAACCGGAAAAGGACATCATCACCGGCCGCTTCAAAATCCAGAAAGCCGACGACGACAAGCGCCTGGCCTTCGGGTGGGCCTACGTTTCCCAGGACACCGCAGGCAATCAGACCGAGGATCACTCCGGCGACCAGCTGGAACCGGAGGATTTGGAGCGGGCCGCCTATCAATTCGTGAAGCTGTACCGAGAGGGCGGCGAAATGCACGAACGCGGCGGGTGCGCCGTCCTGGTGGAGAGCATGATCTTCACCAAAGAGAAGCAGCAGGCCCTGGGCATCCCGGACGGGACGCTGCCCGTGGGTTGGTGGATCGGCTTCGAGGTCACGGACGACGACGTCTGGGCCAAGGTCAAAGACGGCACCTACCCCATGTTTTCCATCGAGGGAACCGCCCTGCGCGTTCCCATCGAGGAGGCCGGAGACGGGGGCGGCCAGGAATGAGCAAATTACAGTCAAGTAAAACCCCGAACTTTTTCACCGATAAACCGAGGGCGACGCCGAAAAAGCGCCGCCCTTTGTTTATAAATTCCGCAAGAAAGGAGGCAACGAGCAAATGGCAAGCAAGTTAAAAGACCTGGAGGTCACAAAGGTCGATTTTGTGGATCAGGGAGACAACAAGGGCGCCAATCTGCTGCTGTTCAAGCGAAAGCCGGAGGACGAACCGGCGCAGCAGGCCCCCACCGCCAAGACGGGCAGCTTTCTTAAAAGCGTCATCGCCGCCATTGCCAAGTCAGTCGGGGCAACCGAGGCCCAGATCGACGCGGCCGTGGAGGAGATCGCCAAAGGCGACGCGGAGACGTTCGGCGACAAAATGGTGCAGCGGCAGCTGCGCCGGACAGCCGACGAAATCTGGGATTATTGTTATGCGTTGCAGGAAAGCCTGTGCAGCATTTTGAGGGATCAGGAAGTCCCCGTTGAGAACAAGCCCGCCTTAATGACCCAAAGCTGCGCGGAGTTTTCCGCAGCGGTCGCGGCGGCAATCCCGAAATGGTCGGCGGGCGTCCCGTCGAAGGTGGAGAAATCCGCCCCGCAGGAATTGACCGAGGAGCGCCTGCAGATCGCCAAGGAGGCAAAGGCCCGCCTGGACGACATGATCCAGAAAGCCGAACCCTCCACCGAACCGCCGGCAAGCGCCGGCACCGAACCCCCGGCACCGGCCGGAGATCAGACCACCACCCAAGAAGTGCAGAAAGGAGACCACGACATGAAGATCGACAAGAGCAAGCTGTCCGCGGAGGAGATCGCCACCCTCGAGGCAATCGAGAAAAAGGCGGGCATCCCCGAGGACAACAACCCCACCCCCGGCACCGAATCCACCCCTGGCGCCGTGACCAAGGCGGCCGAACCGGCCACCGAGCCCACGGAGGACATCTACAAGGGCCTCAACCCCACCGTGGCGGCAGAATTGCGGGATCTCCGCAAGCGCGCCGACGAAGCGGAGGAGCGCGAAATCCTGGCCGTCGCCAAGAAGTACGAGCTCCTGGGCAAGAAGCCGGAGGAGTTGGCCCCCGTGCTGAAGAATTTGAAAGCGGCCGGCGGCACCGCATACGCCGACATGATCGGCGTTTTGGACGCCAACCTGGCCGTGGTGCAGCAGTCCCCCGCGTTTAACGAGATCGGCAAGCGCGGCGGCACCGGCACCGCCATGACCGACGCGGACAGCGCCTGGGCCCAGATCGAGAAGAAGGCCGAGGAAATCCGCAAGAGCGCCCCTGACCTGACCTACAACCAGGCCATTGACAAGGCGTGCGAACAGAACCCCGACCTTGTGCATCAGTATGAGGCCAACCGATAAGAGAGGGAGGTAAAAACCATGTATATCGGCAATTCCATCAACGAGAGCCCCGTTATTTCGGGCATCGCCGCCGCCAAGATCGAGGCGGGCAGCATGAAAGCCGTGACCATTTCCGCCGACGGCGTGGCCGTGGCGACCGCGGGCGCGGTCGCGGCCGGCCTTCTGCTGGCGGAGAGCGACGACCCCATCCAGGCCGGCGACACCGTGACCATCCAGGTCAAGGACATCGGCCTGTGGCAGGTGGGCGAAGCCGTGGCCCCCGGCGACCTGCTGGCCAGCGACGCCAACGGCAAGGGCGTCAAGGCCACCAGCGGCGCCTTCATCGTGGCCCAGGCCCTGGAAGCCGCCACCGCGGCCGACCAG